AGAGCCAGACCCATACAACAAGGGCAAATACAAGATGGTCAACAAGTACGAACTGAATGGCATCTATGTATCCGAGATCAAAACAGTTAAGGGCAAGATAAAAGACTTGAGCCTTGCAATGAATGGCACAGTAGTATGGTCAACAGACCGCAGAAAGGTAGGATTAAAGCATGAATAAAGTAATACTCACAGGAAGACTCACAGCAAAGCCAGAACTGAACTACACACAGAGTCAAATGGCGGTAACCAAATTCACCATAGCGGTGGACAGATTCAGTAAGGACAAGGGCGCAGACTTCATCAGAGTCACAGTATTCGGCAAACAGGCAGAGAATGTTTGCAGGTACATGGATAAGGGCAGACAGATAGCTGTTGAGGGTTCGATCCAGACAGGCTCTTACAAGGGCAGAGATGGCAAGACAGTTTACACAACCGACATCATTGCAAACCACACAGAATTCCTTGGCGGTAACTCTGAACCTGCAAGAGAGCAGACCGCATCCGATCTTGAGCAGAGAGCAACAGACCTGCTGATGGGTGGGGAATTCCAGAGCGCAATGGATGACATCCCATTCTGATGAAGAGCATCATACAAGAAGACACCAACTACTGTTTTGTGTGTGGCAGGTATGGCACAGAGATCCACCACATTTTTTTCGGAACATCCAACAGAAAGATGTCTGACAAGTACAGATGTGTGGTAGGATTGTGTTATGAGCATCACAGAGGGAATAGCGGTGTCCATCACAACAGAGAGTTAGACTTGGAGTTAAAACGTATGGCACAGAAGAGGTTTCAAGACATCTGCCCAGAATATGATTTTTTAGCCATATTCGGCAAGAATTATTTATAATGCCTAATCGGTTAAGAGTTTTGATAACTCTTGTTATAACTAAAATATGAGCCGTACAGATAGGAGTGAGTAATGTATGACCTTGTAGAGCAGATAAACAAGCTGAACTCCGAACTTACGCAGAGCATCAAACTACTGCGTAAGAACGGAGATGCATATGCCAAGGCTGAACAGGAATATCAGATAGCAAAGGCGCAGACCTTGCTGAAAATGAAAGAAGCCGGTGCAGGCGCAACAGAGATCCAATTGAGCATCAAAGGGCAACCAGAAGTAAGTGAAAAGCTATTCGCAAGAGATGTGGCAAAGGTAATGTACGAAACGAACCAAGAACACATCAACACAGTAAAGCTTCAGCTACGGCTGTTAGACAATCAGATAGCAAGGGAGTGGGGCAACACTAATGGCTAAAGGATTCATATTAACAAGCAAAACCCTTGTGGAGAGTGATATATGGTCAAAGCCACCATTGTATCTGAAAGTATGGATGTACCTACTGATAAATGCTTGCTATTCAGATCATGGCAATCTGAAGCGTGGGCAGGTAAGGACATCCATACCAGAGATACAGGAAGCGTGTTCATACTATGTAGGGTTTAGGAAGATTACACCCACATACAAGGAAGTGCGTGGAGTGATTGACTACCTACGAAAGCCTAATGAAGAGGATGCTGATGGGCAAACGAAAGACAGTATGATAGTCACTACGAAAGTCACACATGGATTTATCGCAACCATTTGCAAATACAACGATTATCAGACCATAGCAAACTACGAAAGTCACAACGATGGGCAAGATGAAAGTAGCATGAAAGTCGAACGAAAGGCAAAGCAAGGGCAAAATAAAAAGAACGAAAATAAAACTAATAAAACTAAAGAATTATTATCATATACTGATAAACCTGTTCCTGTGGGTCAGCCTTACAGAGATCCAACCACAGGCAGAATCAGATTCAATACAGGGAGATAGCTATGGTTGAAATAAGCAATTGCCATGAACCATGTTTTGCCAAGATGGGCATGGGAGCATGCAAGGCACTCACATGCGAGTGTGCAGGAAAAGATGACTGTGTATTTTATAAGCCGGTTGAGTGCCAAGATTGGATAAGAAAAGAAGTCGGTCAGCAGGTTTGGCTGATCCCACCAGAAGAGTATTACGATGAAAAGGAAATGCGATTATTGCGGAGAAGAGTACGAAGAGTATGACCTAACACGCAGGATGTTTGCGAAAGGTCGAGTCAAGTATATGTGCTACAAGTGCCAAGCCAAAGGAGACAACGAGGTAAAAAAGCACAAGGTAGCCGGTATGGAAAAGTACGGATTGATAGGAGATAAGTAACAATGGTAGAGAGGACAATCAAATCAAACAGATGGGAAAGTGACCATGTACATAAGAACCACATGAGGTTTCTGATGAGACAGGGCAACTTCAAAGCAGGAGATATATTCCATATGCAATGCTACGAGAAGGGAAAGCCTGTCCTGCACATCAACAACAAGACCGCATTTATCATCACATTGGTCATGGATCATACGCTTGTACCAATCGAAAAGGGATACAAGCTGATAGGATTCAGAGAACTGTAGCATGATACAGGGGCAAGTAAAAAAATCTATGAACAAAATATCTAAACCAAAATTAAGAAAGGAGAAAACCCTTCTGTTTGATTCCGCAGTGTTTTCACCTTGCCCCTGTTCAGGAGAAGATTATGAAACTATACATGAGAGTGACAAGAGATAAATACGAACTGCCCGAAGCTGTGGCGGATTCTGTGAAAGAACTTGCGGATATGCTCGGAGTAAAAGGCTCTATGATACACAGCACATTGTCCAAGTGTAAAGCAGGACGCATCAGTCACAGTGTTTACAAAGTAGTCGAGGTGGATGATGAGTAAGCTGTATATGAAAGTCACAAAGGATGGTTATGAACATCCAATAGCGATAGCAGAAAGCATACCTCTGTTAGCGAGACAGCTTGGTATAAGCAAGGCAACGGTAACGAGTTCGCTGTCCAAGCAGAGGAAAGGACTCTACGATTGCTACTACAGAGTGGTGGAGGTGGATGATGATTAAGTGGATATTCATTGGACTCATGATACTGATAGCTCTGATCGACTACGCCCTGCTAGTGGCTTGCTCAAGGCTAGAGGACAGAGAGACATACGAGGCGTATCAGCGATGGAAAGAGAGGCAGAGAAATGAGTGACCTAATCGAGAGAGAAGATGCGATAAAGGCAGTAGAGGAGTGCTTAAAGTTGTTAGCACGTCCAAGATATACAGTAAAGACAGCGATTGAGGCTATACCATCTGTGGACATTCCACACAGCGATGATTGGGAGAAATACTCCGACAAGCTGTGGAAGAACGCATATGAGCGTGGCAAAGCAGACAGACCGCAAGAGTGGATACCTTGTAGTGAGAGATTGCCGAGCGAAAACGGCGATTACCTCGTGACACTTGAGAATGGTGTGGTCAAAATTCTCGGTTATTCAACCACACAGAGAACGACTTATCCAAAGGGCTTTTACCATATTGAAGACGGCTTTTCGTGGAGACAGGTGCAGAACCCTGTTGTCGCTTGGATGCCATTACCGAAGCCGTGGAAAGGAGCAGACGATGAGACTGATTGATGCTGACAAGCTGAAAGAACATACAGAAATTGTTAGTTACAAGAATGAGTGGTATGAAACGGAGATTGATGAATTTGTCTCCGTAGAGAGCATCGACTCCGCACCAACCATCGAAACAAAGCAAGTCAAATACTACGATGAAGATGAAAAGGTGTGGAAGATAGGGGAAGTGATAGTCAGCGATTCGGGAAAACCGAACAACTCAAAGGTGTCGGAAATTCCGACAGGTTCGGAAAGGAGTAGCGAATGATAGGTGTTAAGTTGCCAAAGATCGTAGTTGAATTCATGCTTGAACGACATCCAAAAGAGTTACCGCTCATAAGTATGTTCGGTCATATCGAGTTATGGGATGAGGATATGCAAGCCGAATTTGATGAGTGGCAGACGGAAAGGAGTAGCGAATGAACGACTTTGAATTATCTCTGTTGTATGACAGATTGGATAGCCTTGTAGAAAGCGGTGAAATGACCGAGGAAGAAGCAAGGGAAGAATGGAGAGATATCGTAACGGAGCAGAACGAAGGGAGCGAGTGATGGAATACTGCGAATGGGCTGTCCGTGAGGGTTGGGGCAATTCTTATTGGGGAAGTACGCCTTGCAAGAAGGGATTTAACTATCTGTCCAAGACCAACCGAGTATCGCAGTTAAAGGACTGCTACGAGAACAGACTTTGCCCTATCTGCGGTAAGCCAATAAAACTCAAAGGATATGTGTTTGACGATGATTTTGTCGAACAATGGTGAAAGGAGCGAGTAGATGACGATTAACGGAGCAATAATGGAACTTGTGATGCTATGTGAGCATCCGATGATGCCGAATTTCTTTAAACCATCAATACAAAAGGTTATCGAAACCATACAGATGGAATTTAACGAACAAAATAGACGGCTCAATGAGATAGCGCACAGACTTGACCTTCACGAAAGAGCGATGGCAAAGGCGATGCGTGACACAGCCGATACTCCGCAGACAGACTGCGCTTGGAAGGAGCCAAATGAGTAAGTACACAGAAGATAAAAAGAATATGGACGAGATCGCTGACAAGCTGTCCGAAAGGCAGGACATATGGCAAGACAGGTACATCTATTGGATAGCGGTAGCGATTGGACATTTACTGGAATGGGTGGTGAAGCATGAACACAGTAATGTGGCTGATGGTAGTGGTGGTGGCACTACTGATCGTAGTAAAGGATGGTGAGATATGAGTGTATCAAAGTGGGCATATGAGCCTTGGAAGTGTGATGGTGAATACTGTCCACAGGATTGTGACCATTGCTACAAGGCAAACATAGAAGCAGATGGTGATGTAACTTGGGATGGTTTTACAGATGACAACAAAAGAGTATCTGAAACAATATCAAAAGATGATGGAAGAGGTTAGATGTCTTGATGTCGAAATAGAGGAACTCTGGACACAGCTTACATCAGCAACCTCAAACAATGATGGGATGCCTAAAGGAACTGTGCAAGACCGGCAGACAAAACTTCATGCAATCATGGCTGACAAACTACAAACCAAGAGAAGCAAGAAGCAGGTAGCAGAAGAAATCATGGCAGAGGTTCTGGAAACTATCGACAAGGTAACAGATCCGAACCACAGACAACTACTCTTTGAAAGATATATCCAAGACAAAGAATGGAAAGACATAGCAGAAGATATATCTTACACAGAAGAGTATGTGCGTGGTGAGTTACATGGCAAGGCACTAAATGACATCCGTTTTTTAATGGACTAACAGTTACGAATAACTATAACAGGAGAATTAAGAATGTTGGATTTCGGTTATTACAACATGGATTGCATGGTGGGGATGAAAGAGTTTCCAGATCAATACTTTGACCTTGCAATTGTAGACCCACCATATGGGGGGGGTGACACAAGGCGGATATATGAGTAACAAGATGGGTGGTGGCGTAGCGATCAATCGCAATGATTATGTGCTTGACCTATGGGAACAGGACGCACCACCGCAAGAGTACTTTGATGAGCTATTCAGAGTATCAAAGAATCAGATAATTTGGGGAGCAAACTATTTTATAGAGCAAATCCGCAAGAACTCACAGTGTTGGGTGGTATGGGATAAAGATAAGCCAGAGGGTGTAGGCTTTGCTGATGTTGAACTGGCGTGGACATCATTTAACAGAAGCGCAAAGATATTCAGATTCGCATGGAATGGGATGATCCAAGGCGATATGAAAAACAAGGAAAGAAAGATACATCCTACACAGAAGCCAAAAGCACTATACAAGTGGCTTCTGCGGAACTTTGCCAAAGCAGGTGACAAGATACTGGATACTCATGTGGGGAGCGCATCAAGCCTATGTGCATGTAATGAACTGGGATTCGACTATGTAGGATTTGAATTGAGCGACAAGTACTACCAAATGAGTAAGGAGCGACTTGATCTAATCAAGAAGCAAGTAAGCATAATGGAACTGATGAACGATTGGCGATTACCATGAAAATGCGCAACACCTTACATGGCCTTACAGAAAATATAAAAATAAGGAGTATAATGATAATGTCAAATACTGACAAGCGCAAAATCAACAGCAAGCAAAAGGGAGCTGTTGGTGAGAGGGAGTTGGCACAACTCTTACGCAATCAAGGTTGGATGGATGCCAGAAGAGGTGTTCAGTATAGCGGTCTTAAAGGAGATGCTGATGTAGTCGGCATAGATGGTATACACATCGAATGCAAACGAGTGCAACAGGTATCCGATGAGAGATGGTTAGAACAGGCTGAACGAGATGCAAGGATAGGAGAAATACCTGTAGTGATCTACAGACGCAACCATGAACAATGGAAACTCTTAATAAGGCAAGACCTTGCAAACCTTATCTGGCAGACTCTGACAACCGAACAGAAAACAAGTATAAGAGATAGAGTCAAATATATGCATCCATAGGTTTGAACTCCTTACAATATATACTTACTCCTTTTGCATAGGGCAGGTGTAAAAGCCTGTCCTTTTGCTATGGGGGAAACACTATGAAAGAGCAACAGGAAAGATTTGCAATTGAATATGCTATGAGTGGCAATGCGACACAATCTGCAAAGAATGCCGGTTATTCTGAAGAACACGCAAGCAACCAAGGCTATAGATTGACGAGAAATGACGAGGTTATGGAAAAAGTCGAAGAAGTCAAACGCCAGATGGCAGAGGACTTGCGTAGCAGAATGGCTAAAGAAGCATCGTCAGCATTCGCTGTGCTTGTGGAAATCATGAACGATACTAAAGCAAAAGACGCAGACAGAATCAAGTGTGCTGTGGATCTACTTGACAGAGCCGGTTATGTTGCTGAAAAGAAAGTGGAGATAAAGACCAATGAGGATAGGTCACTCGATAGATTAAGACAGGACATGGCTTACAATGACTTACGAACAGGCAATACAACTGATACAGAATAATCCTGCAAGGATAGGGTATTATGTTGGGTTCGATGATTTAAAAGAGATCCATAACACATGGCTTAAAGAAATGCTGTTCGCTGAATCAGACTTCACAAGGCAAGCACACAGAGGTAGCTTCAAGACAACCATAGATGCGCTTTACATAGCATTGACCGCAATCACAAGACCTTGGGAGAGATTGCTGTTTCTGCGCAAGACAGACGATGATGTAACAGAAGTTATCAAGCAGGTTGACATGATTCTGAATAGTGGTGCTGTGCAAGAGATAGCAAAAGCATTACATGATGGCAAGTCACTTGTAGTCACAAAGTCAACCAACAATGAGATAGACACAAGCTATAGGGCAGATGCAAGTGGTGCTTGTCAGATAAGAGGGTTCGGTATTGGTGCGTCACTCACCGGCAAACACGCAGATGTTATTCTGACAGATGATATTGTAAACATTAAGGATAGAATCAGCAAGGCTGAAAGAGAACGCACCAAGCTGATGTACCAAGAACTTCAGAACGTAAAGAACAGAGGTGGGCGCATCCTTAATACAGGGACACCTTGGCATAAAGACGATGCATTCTCTTTGATGCCAAACATAAAGAAGTATGATTGCTACTCAACAGGCTTGATGACAGATGAAGAGATAGCGCATTTGCGTGATTCAATGTCACCAAGTCTTTTTTATGCGAACTATATGCTCAAACATATAGCAGATGAGAATGCGCTGTTTACAGATGCCAAATTCACCAAGGAACTTCCGATGGATGGCATAGCGCACATAGATGCAGGCTATGGTGGCGAAGATAGCACAGCACTCACAATCCTCTGCATCAAGGATGGTAATTTCATCGTATACGGCAAGAAGTACCAAAAACACGTAGATGATTGTTTGTCGGATATCCTGCGTTTAAAAGCCAAATACAGGGCAGGAACAACATGGTGCGAGAAGAACGCAGACAAAGGATACTTGGCAAAGGAACTGAAGAATCATGGGGATCTTGCGCAGACCTACCATGAGAGAATGAACAAGCACATAAAAATATCAACCTACCTCAAAGAGAACTGGGGTAGGGTTTTTTTCACAGAGGACACAGACCCAGAGTACATCGCAGAAGTGCTTGACTACTCTGAACACGCACAGCACGATGATTGCCCAGACTCATTAGCAAGTGCAATAAGGCAGATGGGCAAAAAGCCTATGACATTGAACAAGGGAGTACATAGGGGAATATGATTTACCACATACCATATGACACAGAGATGTCCAAAGAGTTGTTGGGCAAGTATATTGGAAAACACAAGGCATATGTAGCAAGAAGTGCAAAACCGCTGATGGATGCTTACATCAATAAGTATCCAATCTTTCTTGCACCACCAAAGATGGATGGCAAGCCAGACAACAGAATAGCTGTCAACTACGCAAAATTCATAACAGACACATTCAATGGATTCTTCATTGGAATACCTGTCAAGGTAGACACAGAAGATAAAACAGTATCAGAGTACATTGACCTGCTTGATGCAGAGAATGATGGAGACAACCTCAATGCAGAGGTTAGTAAGTTAGCTGACATCTGCGGTTCATCTTGGGAGATGTACTACAACAAGGAAGATGGTGAAACAGGTATCACATATCTGTCAGATACAGAAGCGTTCATGCTGTGTGATGATTCTATTCTGGAAAGACCTCTGTTCTTCATTCGTTACTACAAGGATGAGGACGGCAATGAGTACGGATCATATTCAGACAACAAGATAGTACGCCACTTCTGGTATGAGGGTGGTGAATACCACTTTGAGGATGATGAACACATACATGGATTCGGTTATGTACCTGCTGTTGAGTATTTAAGCAATGATGAAAGAATGGGTCTTTTTGAATCAGCACTACCGGCTATCAATGCATACAACAAAGCATTATCCGAAAAGGCAAATGATGTAGATTACTTTGCTGATGCATATTTGAAAGTCATTGGTGCAAGTGTGGATGATGATGACACATTCCACATCAGACGCACAAGGGTAGTCAACTTTGATGGAGACATTAGTGAGGGCAACTATCCAATTGTTGAATTCATGGAGAAACCGTCAAGTGATGAGACACAGGAGCATCTGTTAGACAGACTCAAGACAGATATATTCGTTACATCAATGGTGGCAAACATAAGTGATGAGAACTTTGGCACAGCTTCTGGCATAGCATTGAGATACAAGCTTGAAGCAATGTCTAACCTTTTTGTATCAAAGGCAAGGCGTTTCACATCGTCAATGATCGAGAGATACAAGATTATCTTTTCATCTCCTGTTGCACAGATGCATGGAGTACCAAAGGACGCATGGAAGTATCTTGATATACACTTCACACCAAACTATCCTGCAAACGTAGAGAGTGAAGCAACAGTAGCAAAGAACCTTGAGGGCATTGTGAGCAAGGAAACACAGCTTAAGGTGCTGTCTGTTGTTGATAATGTCAAGGATGAGGTTGACCGATTAGAAGCAGAACAGATACCAAGCGTAGTAGATAATATGTATGGCTACAACGAAACAACTATGGCAACAGAATAATAACCGGCTATATTGGGAGAAGCGTGAACAGAAACAGCGTGAACTGTACATGATGGAAGAAGCACAGCAACAGCGTGAACTTGAGAAGATATACGCTGAAATGTACAGACACGCAGAAGACGAAATAAATCGCTTCTACGGCAAGTATGCAGACGCAGAGGGCATTGATATAACTGAAGCTAAAAAGCGTGTGACACAGGCAGATATTGAAGCCTATGAAGCGTTAGCTAAAGAGTATGTCAAGAACAAAGACTTCTCTGACAGAGCCAATGCAGAGATGCGGTTGTACAATGCCACCATGAAGATAAACCGCCTTGAGATGCTGAAAGCAAGGATAGGGGTTTACTTGGTAGCAGGTATCAATGACATTGATGACTACTATGAAAAGGTCATAACAGACCGCACAAGGCAAGAGATAGAAAGACAGGCAGGTATACTTGGTGAAACTGTGAGCGTAGCAGACACAGTGAAGAGAGCGGAGAACATCGTCAATGCATCTTTCTTCAATGCCACATACTCTGAAAGGATATGGAGTCACCAAGACCGATTGAGATCCATGATAAACATAGAACTTCAGAAAGGTCTGATTGCCGGTATCGGTTCAAGGCAGATGGCGTCGAACATCCGCAAGGAATACGATGTATCATTGGCAGATGCGCACAGGCTCATGGTCACAGAGTTGAGAAGAGTGCAGACGGATGTGGCTATGGATTCCTACAAGGCAAGCGGTGTAGAAAAGTATGTGTACATGGCTGTCAATCCAAGAGCGTGTCCGATATGCAGAGAGATAGATGGCAATGTGTATAACGTAGCTGATGCAGAACCTGCAAAGAACGCACCACCAATGCACCCAAGATGCCATTGCACCACAGCACCTTATGTGGATGAAGATGACTACAATGCATGGCTTAACTATCTGAACCAAGGCGGTAGGACATCCGATTGGAATAATATGTCACCTGCGGAGCGACAAAAGTATGCCAACCCTGTGGTACAATCAGATGACAATAGTATACGCACAAGGGCAGATGCAGAGAGAGTGCTGAAAGATGATGTAGGCTTTGAGAAGATAGACCCAAGTTTCTCAAATCTTCCAGATGATGTTGTAATCAGACAGGCAGGTAGATTAAGACAGCTTGAAAAAATCTTTGGAGCGGTCAAGAAGTCAGTTGATACGGCTATCACAGGCAAGAATGGTGGAATAGGCACAAACGCCTATGTAACAAGAAGAATTCTTGATGCCAACAACCAATCATTGTCTTTATGCTCAAGCGCATATAAATCCTTGGAGTATATGCAACAGGCAAGGGCAGAAAGCGTAAGGAGCAGATGGTCAATGCCTTGCTCACCAGATATGTATGATGTGTACACTACAACACATGAATATGGGCATATGATTCATAATGTCATGCTGAAAACGGAACTTGATAGTTTTACAGATTTCCCAACCAGAGCGAGATCAATGGATGGCAGGGTGAAGTCATATGAGAACTATCAACAGAAAGCCTTAAAAGGTTGGAACAAAGAAGTGGAAGACATTGCCAAGAAGAGCAATCCAGACTTTGACTTATCACAGAACCTTTCAAGGTACGGCATGACCAAACCTGCGGAGAGATTTGCAGAAACATTCGCCAATGCTTTCTGCGGAGATCCTAACGAATTGGGCAATGCTATGCGTGAATGGTTAAGGAGAAAAGGCTATGATTTCGAATGAACCATATTTTATGACAAATGAAGAATGGTACTACTATGATGAGGAAGAAATGATGTATAGGCTTACAGAAAAGGCAACACCAGAAGCCGAGGAAAGCTATGCAGAGTTTTATGCTGAACCAGAGGGGGATGTCATCATAGACAGATAAGCACAACACAATACAGTTAGACAAGGGCAGAGATGCCCTTTTTTTATTGTCCAAGCATTGATGACATTAAAAGCTATGGATAACAGTGCAAGCCTTGAACACTTAAAAAGCTATGGGTAGTTTAGCTTACAACTTAAAAGAAAGGAACTAATTATGGAAACTAATGAGCAGATGGAGCAGAAAGTAGAAACTACAGTAGAAGAAAAGGTAGAACCTAAAGCAGAAGCCAAAGAGCCAGAAAAGAAGTACACAGATGCTGAAGTAGACAAGATCGTACAGGACAGGCTTGCAAGAGAACAGAAGAAGCGTGAAAAGGAAGTAGCTGAAGCTGAAAAGCTTGCAAAGATGAATGAGAAAGAACGCTATGACTATGAGGTATCTGAACTCAAAAAGGAACTTGATGCACTCAAGGCAGAGAAGAGCCGGTCAGAGATGATGACCACAGCAAGGCATATGCTTGCCAATGATGGTTTGAATGTATCTGATGCACTCATAGGTGTACTTGTCACCTCTGACGCAGAGCAGACCAATGATGCTGTCAAGGCATTCAGCAAGCTACTCAAGGAAGAGATTGACAAAGGTGTAAAGGCACAGCTTGCAGGTGGCAACCCAAAGAAAGGTAGTACATCTGCTCTTACAAGGGAACAGATTTTTGCGATCAAAGACCCTAACAAACGGCTTAAAGCCATAGAAGAAAATATGGATTTATTTAATCAGAAAGGATAATAACAATGGCAGTGATTACTAACACAACTGTTTCGACAGATATTGCACCTGCAATCTCAATCGATCTTGTAAATGAACTTCATAATTCTTATCGTGCGCTTGCTGATATTCTTGGCATCACCAGAATGGACGCAGTAGCAGAGGGCAACACAATCAATGTTTATAAGTCATCCGTAAAAGGCAATATTCCTGCACAGGTAAATGAGGGTGATGAAATTGCTCTGACCGAAACACAGAGAGTAGGAACACCGATTACCATGACACTTAAGAAATTCAGAAAGCTTACCACAGCAGAAGCTATCCAGAAGAGTGGCAGAGAGAACGCTATCTATGACACAGATCGTGCGCTCATCAGAGAGGTAAGAAAGGGTGTCAAGGCTGACTTCAATACATTCCTTGCAACAGGAACAGGCACAGCAACAGCAGGTGCTACATTGCAGGCACAGCTTGCAAACAACTGGAATGCACTTCAGACATACTTTGAGGATGCAGATGTAGAACCTGTACACTTTGTATCAAGCACAGATGTAGCAGGTTACCTTGGTTCTGCTTCAATCTCCATGCAGACAGCATTCGGCATGACTTATGTAGAAGATTTCCTTGGTCTTGGTACTCTGTTCATTATCCCATCCCTCACAGCAGGTGCAGTTTATTCCACAGCAAAGGAGAATCTGCATTGTGCATATGTACCTGCTAATGGTGCAGTAGGACAGGAATTCGGTCTGACCGCAGATGAAAGCGGTATCGTAGGTGTAACTCACGAAAGAAACATCGCAAGAGCAAGCATCGAAACACTTATCATGACAGGTGCAAAATTCTATGCAGAGGAACTTGCAGGAGTAGTCAAGGGAACTATTTCTGCCACCCACTAATCACAGAAAGAGGTAACCGATGTTAGAACAGGTATTAACATTACTTGGAATTAGTGACCCAACAGATGAGGTTACCTCATTGCTCAATACAATAATCAGCATGACAGAACAGAGACTTCAGCTACGGCTTGGAGTCTCTTCTGTTCCTGCTGAACTTGAGTACATAGTAGTAGAGGTATCAATAGTCAGATTCAACAGGATCGGTAGTGAGAGATTATCAAGTCACAATGTTGAGGGTGAAACCATGTCATGGACAGAAGAAGATGACTTCAAGCCATACATGGCAGAAATCAATGGGTGGTTAGCACAACAGGAAGAGCCACCACAGTATGTAGGAAGATTGAGATTTATATGAGATTCGATACTCCTGTAAAGTTTGTGAAGATGGAAGATGTCTATGATGAGTCAACCGGCAACTACACCTCAAGCGTAGTAAGTGAAGTAACGCACTATGCGAGTATTGATGGAACAACAGAGCGCATGATGACACTTGTTTATGGTGGAGTCATGCAAGACTCAATCACGGCAAGATTCCAGAATCACATAACTGATGATTACACAGACATTGTGATTAATGGCAAAGCGTACAAAGTAGACTACATAGCACCTAAAAGAGTCAAGGATGTATATGTGCTTCACAGAGTATGAGCGGTATTAATGTAAAGCTGAATGGCATGAATGAGTTTGTGAAAGCCTTGAAGCCTAATGTGACCATGGATGATGTAAAGCGCATCGTCAAGACCAATGGTGACAGGCTGAACGGGTACATGAAAGAGCAGACAACCCATGCCTATGTGAAAGGTTATTCCACAGGTGACACAGCATCATCAATCAACACAGAAGTGCGTGATGGTGGTTTAACTGTGGCTGTGGGTGCAACCATGAACTACAACCCTTATACAGAGTACGGCACAAGGTATATGAGTGCAGAACCTATATTAGATCCATCCTTGGAGCGTGTAAGACCGCAGTTTTTAGGTGACTTGGACAAGGTGACAGACAAATGACAGCACAACAGGAACTATTCACATACTTTAAGACGCAATTAAACGCCTATGATGGTCAATTACCGCCAAAGGGTACACAGTATCCTTTTTATTATCTTGCTGATACAAGACAGCAATTTGGGAGTGCTAAATCCAATGATTACGGCTATGTGACTTTGGTTGTGCATATATGGCACAACGATGAGAAGAAGCGTGGCACTCTATCAGTCATGATGGATAACGTAATGGATGTGGGCGGTACTCTCAAGGAAACCTCTAACTACAAGTGGTCACTTATCCGTAACGAAACAGAACAGCAGATATTGGCTGATAACACAACCACGCCACCACTGATGCATGGTTGGTCAAGTCTGCGCTTTAGTTATTCAAAGAAAGGACAGAATTAAATGAGTGCAGTAACAGGTAAGAACCTTATCTATATGTACAGACTTAATTCAGAATCAGCAACAGTTGATGGTATCCGCATTGCATTCACTACAGAGAATGAACTGTCAATTTCATCTGATGCAGACGCAACAGCAACCAAGGATGGTTCTGTAAGAGGTGCTTCTGTAGCAGAACTTGAACTGACAGCTACATCTCTCATGGATGCAGATGACCCAATGATTCCAAAGCTGAAGAACGCAATTCTGAATGGATCTCTTCTTGATGTCTGGGAAGTCAACCTTGACAAGCCAAAGACAGGCAACAAGTTTGAGGGTACATATTATCAGGCATACATCACGGAGTTTACAACCTCTTCACCTGCTGACGGAAATGTTGAAGTCTCAATGACATTCGGCATTAACGGCAAGGGTGCAACAGGTGATGTAACTGTACCAACCTCACAGCAGGATGATGGACAGTACACATTCGTAGACACACCAAAGACAACATAATGCAGATGGGGAGAGGTTTAGACTTCTCCCCTTATTTTTGCAGAAAGAGAGGACGATATGAAATTTGAGATTGAGATGAATGGAACAATGTATGCCTTTAATTTCGGCATGGGATTCCTTAAAGCAATCAATTCCAGAGCAACAGAAAAAGTGCCTAATTCCAACTACTCTGTAAACGTAGGTGCAAAGTATCTCATGGCGCAGGTCATGAGTGATGATGTAGAAGCCTTATGTGATGTACTGATGACAGCCAACAAGGGTGAAAATCCAAGGCTGACAATGAAAGAACTTGAGACATACATAGAGGATGAAACTACAGACATTGAAGCACTGTTTGCGCAGGTGGTTGATTTTTTCGGCAAAGCCAATGCTACCAAGATGGTGTACAAGGAGATTCAGAGCATAGCAGAAGCGGAAAGCAAGAAGTAAGCTTTGAAGATTTGTATGAAGAGGTGGCATTGAATTGTTTTAGATATTTCGGCTTTAGATCTCTGGATGAGGTTGACCGGCTGACAATCAAGGAATACGAAATGCTCTGTGAAGCAGAGAAATACAAGCAGGTAGACAAGCAGAAAGACATAGCGTTAAATGCGTGGCTTACGTTCGTGGCATCAGCCAAGAAGAAAGTGGGCAAGAACCTCAAGCCTGTCTATCCTACGTTTGAATCATTCTTTGATTATGCCAAGGAACTGAAGAAGCTGAAAGGCGAAACCACAATAAATGACCTCAAGCAGAGATATAAAGATTTACAGGAAAGGCTAAATCATGTCAGCACACACGATTGAAGCAATATTAACGGCTAAAGACCAGAATATGTCATCAACCTTTGACAAGATTATGGGCAAAGCAGACTCCTTTGGGTCAAAGCTGTCAAAAGGTCTTGGCTTTGGTGCTTGGATGGCAATAGGGCAAAAGGCGGTCAATAGCGTATTCAACCTCATTGGATCATCAGTAGATGGTGCTGTGAACAGATTTGATACTCTGAACCAATTCCCTAAAGTCATGCAGACACTTGGCTATAGTGCCAAGGAAGCTGAATCATCCATCAATACATTAGGTGATGGCATACAACACCTGCCGACTACACTTGATGCCGTAGCCAATCAGACCAAATCTGTAGTAGCGGTAGTAGGCGACCTTGACAAAGCAACCAAGCTGACATTGGCACTCAATAACGCCATGACAGCCAGTGGTGCATCAGCAGAACAGGCATCAAGCGCAATCAACCAATGGACACAGGCTATGGCAAAAGGTAAGCCAGACTTGCAAGATTGGAGAGCCTTGGTACAGACCGCACCTGCACAGATGAATCAGCTTGCTGAAGCTACACTTGGCGCAGGTAAGACGCAGAATGACCTGTATGAAGCCATGAAGAATGGTACTGTCACCATAGATCAAGTCAATGACAAGATGATTGAATTGATGGAACATGGTGGTGAGGGGTTTGAGTCATGGGAAGAGCAAGCCAAGTCAGCCGGTGCAGGTATACAGATGTCTATCACCAATGTGAAAGCATCTGTGCAGAGAAACCTTGCAAACATCATGGGCGGTATCGACAATCTCCTGTCCAAGGTGGGCGGTATCGCAGGTGTCATCCAAAGCATAGTACCTGCATTCGACAGGGTAGGCTCAACCATCACGGATATTCTGAATGGTGACCTGTCTTTTGAAAAGGGGATGAAAGGCCTGTTAAATTCAGTATCCGTCCATGCAGGTGAATTCATTACCGCAGGTATGGGCATTATATCCAACCTCATGGATGGTCTTGCACAGAGCGCACCAAGCTTGCTGAATACTATGTCTGCTACCTTGCAGAATCTCATGGGCAAGGTCAGTGAGGGGTTACCGCAGTTTATATCAAGCGGTATGCAATTGGTCGGTGCATTGGTAACAGGGCTTGGTAATGCATTACCATCACTCATCAACAAGGGCATCGGTCTGCTTTTGGACTTGGTATCCGCAATAGGTCAGAACCTGCCACAGCTAATTGTCACAGGTCTGCAAGCAATAACAAATCTCATCCAAGGTCTTACAAAAGGGCAAGGAGCGTTATCTAATAAAGCAGTGTCTATTGCAGGTAAGATAATCATGGCATTTGTCAAAGCAATACCACAGATCCTTTCAGCAGGTTTTAACCTCATGGTTGCGCTGTTACAGGGTATCACTAAAGGGTTTGCATCCATACCAAGAGCGGTCATGGCAAAAGCAAGACAGATACCATCAGCGATCAAGAGCGGTGCAGGTAATCTTGCGGGCATAGGCAGAGACATGATACAGGGTCTGTGGAATGGTATTAGTGCCAAATTCAACTCTGTTATAGCTAAAGTCAAAGCTATGGCATCAAGACTCCCTAAAGCGGTCAAGAAAGTATTGGGCATCGGTTCGCCATCAAGGGTATTCAGAAAACTTGGTGCATGGACAGGTGAGGGTTTCGCTTTAGGTATAGAGTCAATGTCTAAAGCCGTAGAACTTGCATCATTGGATCTTGTATCAATTCCATCAATGAGTGCTATGGGCATGGGTGACTTGGCATACGAATACGGCACAACCGCATCCTATGAGATAAGCGTACCTCTGTACATAAACGGCAGAGAATTTGCAAGAGCAACGGCAGGTGATATGTCAACAGCGATCAACCAAAGAGACACAAGGCAGAACAGATTGAGAGGTATCAGATAACATGTATAAATTCAGAGATACAACACCAATAGATACAAGCCTGAAGACAGACAGCGGTAGCCTTGTAACGATTGATAACCCTACCGAGGAAATAGAAGTTAAGTCTCTTACTGTCTCCCTCCCCCCGATTCAAGACCTCAACGGCTACGATAAGCCGTGGGTTGGTGGTGCGGGGAAGAACTTGATGAGATTCAGAGCAATCAACACGACCTTAAAGGGAGCCACATTTGTATCTACAGGCGAAAAAATTTCAATTGTAGGCACAGCTACTGGTAATGTGATTCCTTATGCGGGAACGGAGTCAACAGCATGGGAGACAGCACAGTTTGGCCCATATCCTGCGGGACAGTATACCGCTGAAGTAAAAGGATTCACGCCATCACAGCCTACAGACAGAATAGTATTCAACGGGGTGTATGAGGATGGAAGCCACCTAGAGCAGTTCCCAAATGGTATTCGTATAAGTGAGGGCGCTGTTACGTTTACTGCAACCGCACCGTTTAAGTGTGGGCTTTGGATTAGCATAACAAGCGGGTCGACAATAAATTCACCGAACGTTGAAGCGATACTCAATAAAGGCTCTACGATAGAGTCTTGGACACCATACTCCAACATCTGCCCAATCAGCGGAAGAACATCCGTTGAAACTACAAGGACGGGGAAGAATCTGTGCGGTATTTCAGCAAGTGCAAGTGCGACATATACGTCCAACGGTATAACTTGGACAAAGGTGGATGACAGCACAATCCACGTTCAAGGCACAGCAACGGCTCAATCTGTTTGTGCTTTATCAAGTGGTTGGTCGAAATTAGCACACGCTTACTTACCAAGTGGAACGTACAGAGCATCAACCGATGCAGACGTAAATCTGCGAATTGGTGTTGGTGCATCAAATACGAATAAGGGTAACGCAAAAGGCGGTTTTGCGGTTACATTAGACACTGATTCTGATGTGTGGATAGGCGTGTTTGTGCAGAGCGGAACAACGATAGACAAAGACATTCACATCCAACTCGAACTCGGCTCAACCGCAACAGACTACGAACCATATCAAGGCACAACCTACACAACCGCTCTCGGACGCACAGTATACGGCGGGACACTTGATGTGGTTAGTGGAATGCTGACAGTGACGCATGGGTATAAGGCTTTTGGTGGTGGTGATACTACTCCGTGGTATTTTACCAATCGGTCAGACAAGCAAATAGTATACACACAACCATCGGTATTAAGTGGTGTAAAAACAAGTGCAGGGTATCAGCAGACAGCACTATTTGACCGCTTTGCAACGGCTCTCAATTCATCGCAGATATTTATCGGTTATGCGTATGTTGATGTAGGGTGGCTTAATATAGTGTTTGAGCCAAACACATTTGCAGATGCAAACGCTTTTAGAACATGGTTATCATCAAATAATGTCCAAGTCGTCTACGAACTCGCAACCCCACAGACCTATCAGCTAACTCCTCAACAGGTAGAGCTACTTGCAGGTACAAACAACATATGGTCGGATGGAGACATAACTGTACAGTACCAAACTGTAATCGGGTATAAGAAATTCATCCCCGCTGAAGCGGTGTCAATCAATGGTCAGTACCTTGAGAACGCAGTGGATGGTTATAGAACGCTTTATACAAAAGGCAGGGAATCACTTGAGGTTCAGCTAGATACATATTCCGTAGGAGTAGCTGATGGTGAGACATTCAAGTCAAAAAGATATCCCGCTAGAAAAATCACAGTAGGGTTTCAGCTTATCGCACCAACCAATGAGGAATTCCGCAGGAGATTCAATGCGCTCAATAATCTGCTGTCACTTGATGAAGCAGACTTCATATTCGCTGATGAAACTGATAAATATTTTGCGGGGATCCCGATATTCAATGCCGAGGTTGAGACAGGAGAGAATTCTGTAAAGGGCGAATGGGAGATATACTGCGCTTATCCTTTCAAGAGAAGCGTGAAACCGATAACCCTCACTATGAGCAATGCAGAAGTTACCAATACAACTGCAACATTTGCCATAGAGTACAAGGGCGGTCAACCTGCAAGACCTATATTAAGGGCAAAATTTGCAGGTGCAAAAAGCGGTGGCTCATCATCAGAGGATGGTGATTGTGGCTTTGTAGCGTTCATGGATGGCAATGAGAATATAATCCAACTCGGCAATCCAGATGTTATAGACCGTGATGAATACACATCAGCCACTACGCTTGTGAATTTTGAATTCATTAACACATCGGGTTGGGCTACAAGTGGTACAACATGGGAAAACAGGTCGGTGACGGGTTCGGTATCATCGGGCACCTTGGCAGATGCCTTTTGGATGTTGGGCGCAGGACAGACACAAAATTATGCGGTACCTAGCTACGGATCTGGAACAGGATGGCATGGTGCACTGCTTAAAAAGACAACATCAGGAGCGGTCAACTTCACCATAGATCTTGTGCACAGGTTGTGTGTATCGAACGCCAATGAGACAGGTACATTTGAGTGCGGTGCAAGGGATGCTAACGGGGTGATGGTAGCAGGTTTTGTTATAGACAAGACTTCAAACGGCACCACAGGAACCGTCAACTATATCGTGAACAACGAGATAGTGGGCAGGGATTCCATTGACCTTGGCTATTATAATGAGCATTTTGGATACTGCAACCGCACCCCTGTATATGTACAGGAAACGTATTACGATCCTGTGACCACTACTACAAAAGTGCAGGTCAAGACCAAGAAGAAAAAGAAAAAGAAGAAATACAAAACGGTCACTACCACTACATGGGTGGCAAAGGTCAGAACTGTGCAGAGCGGATGGAACTACACACAGAGCAATTTGAACTCTTCCATCAGCAAGAACGGGCAGGATATAGCATTTACTATAGGAAACTTGCCAACAAGAACCTATACAGTACCTGCGGTGCTTCAGACTGTTTCCACGGATTTATCCATGTATATGGGTACCAATGGAACGCCTCTGAACACGAACGCAGTGCATTCTGTGCTGTTCCGCAGAGAAGCAGGTGTACCATTCGCTGAACAGCCTAATGTATTCACAGCGGGCGATATCGTACAGGCTGACTGCAATGATGCGACTGTCTTCATTTATCGTGATGGTTCTATTGGCGGGCATCTTGAACCGCAATATGGTGCACTCGGTAATGATTGGGAGTCATTCATGCTGACTAACGGGGTCAACACAATACGGGCAACATGGTCTGATTGGGTCAATGCGACATACAAACCGCAGATAGAGATAGAGTATAACGAGGTATTTATATGATTATTTATTTTGCAGACAGAGACTTGGAAATACTCGGTCATGCTTCAACTACTCTTCCTGCCGGTTATAGGATAAGCGATGACCTGACTGTTGAATCTGTAGACACAGGGGTAAACACATTTCAATGCGTCATATCCTACACAGATGAAACAAGAGCAGAACTTGAAGACGCTGTGCAGGTCGGCTCGTTCATTCTCAAACAAAGTAGCGCAGGTGATGCAGACAATATCTACGATTCTCTATATCAGATTATTGAGACAGAATTTGATACCAAGACGCAGGAGATAACATTATACGCAGAGGACGCAGGGCTTGAACTGATAAACACTCTATGCCCTGCCGTCACTCTGACGGGCAACATTGAATCAATGATGCGGTACTTCCTGCCATCAGATTGGCTTCTGAACTTTGAGGATGTGCCCGATACCACAAGAACATACACATGGGATGGTGAATCAACAGCCACAGAACGGTTAATGTCTGTGGCTAATTTGTTTGGTTGTGAAATCTACTACTCATTCATTATCGACAGGCTACAGGTTGAAGCAAAGGTAGTGAATGTAACAGAGAAGCGTGGAAATCAAGAAGCTGTTCCGCAGTTAAGACTGAATTATGATCTGGACAGGATATACACCAAGAAGTCAATTGCCGACCTTGTGACAGCATTTAATGTAACCGGTGGTACTCCAGAGGGGTCAGACACTCCTATAAGTCTTGTGGGCTATTCGTACACATATACAGATCCTGTGACAAGAGATGTGTATAGTGTGGACACCGTAACAGGGCAGATGCGCAATACATCAGCAATGGCAAGATGGTCAAGCGTGATTGATGATGACGGGCTTTGGGTAGGTTCATATTCCTTTGACACCACAGACCAATCGGTGCTCGCAGGACAAGCAAGGGCACAACTGCAAAAGGAATCACAGATAGCAGTCAATTATGAGGTAGATTTTTCAAAACTCCCTGATGACATTCAGATAGGTGACAGAATCAATATCATAGATGAACAAGGTGAGTTATATCTTGAAGCAAGGCTGTTGCAGATAGAAACCTGCGTAGCTGATGACAAGAAAACCGCTATCATAGGCGAATACATTTTAAGGGACAGCGGGATATCTGCAAAGGTAGCGCAGTTAGCGAGTGACTTTGCATCGTTAGTGCAGGATCCCGCCTACACTCTTGAAATCACCTCATCGGCAGGTGACGTATTCAAAACCACAACTGTGGCAACCACTCTGACTGCTCATGTATTCCTTTTCGGCACTGAACTGTCACCGCAAGCTGTGAGCAATATCGGAACAATCAAGTGGTACAACCATGATGACCTGACCACAGTGCTAGGTACGGGGATGACATATACAATAACAGAAGCTATGAATATTGATGCTATCAATATGACAGCAAGATTGGAGAGCTAAATGGCAGTAAAAGCGCAAAGCACAATATCATTGGCGAGTGTCAAAACCGTCAATGATGCATCTATATACGCACGGCAGAAAGCGGAAGAGGCCAATGAATCCGCACAGATAGCCAATGCACAGGCAGTGAGCGCTACGGCATCAGCAACTAATGCGTTAAATCAGTTATCAGTAGTAGAGAATGTAGTAGGAGTCCTTGATTTGTTGAGCAAACACGGTACTTATACCCTGACAGAAGACACTACGGTGCAGAGTGGCAAGTGGTACTTCTCCAGAAGCGGGAGCGGTACAACCACAGACCCGTATGTATATTCAGTAGCTAATTTGAGTGATGGTGATGACCCGACAGGCTATTACGAACTGACCGACATTGACCAAGCTGTGACAAATTATGTATCGAGCCACCTTGCGTTAACAGATGATGGTTTGTCATTGCAACAGGATGGCAGTGACTACAGGATACTCATAAGCACGGGTGGGTTGAAGATCATAGGCACGAATGGTGCAACGATAGCATCATACGGCACTGATACAGTTATTGGCGATGCAAACGGGTTTCATGTGCAGATAACCGGCACAGAATTAGGATTCTATCAGGGCACACAACGAGTAGCGTACATCAACAACAACCAACTGTACATCACTCAATCCGTAGTGCTTCAGCAAATGGATCTGGGTATCCCTGTTGCAAGTGGCGGTCTTGGCTTATGGTCATGGAAAGTCCACGCCAATGGGCAGAACCCAAGCAGGAATAATCTGAATTTGAAATGGATAGGGTAAAGATATGGCAACAGTAACATGGTCTTATGACAACATGACGGGTGTAGCGATAATAGATTCGCCAATCACTCAATACATAACAGGAAGTACCTTTGTGCCAACGATACCGGCGCACTATGTGCGTGGAAACAGCGGTTATGTATCCGCAAACGCAAGCAGATACTACATGATCCAATACGGCTTTTACAATGGTTCGTCAAGAATAGGATATACAGGTGACCGCACAGCATTGGTAACAAATACTGTTGCGAACTCTTCCACAAACGCAACGGTTCCTGCAACAACAGCTGTAAGCCAGTTGGCTACATCTTCATATTTCAATTCATCGAACTCAACAACAAGGGTAGTCCCGATTTCGATAAGGCATGAGACCGGCGGTATTGTAAGCGGTGGCACGCAATATATGTGGGACTCATCTGATTCAAGTTCTACAGCAGTTGTTATCGGCACTATAAATCTGACACTTAATGCGCCACCTACTTTCAATGTAGGCTCAATGACATTTGATACAAGCTACATCTATACAGGGCTTACAACCGCAAGTGTATCTGTATCGAGCCTGTCAGCAAAATACGGTGGTTCTATATCCGAGGTCAAACTGACTATAGGCAATCAGAGTGTGACAAGAACCAACGCAGGAACACTTTCGATCCTGCTTGAGAATGTCGGAACATTCACACCAACTGTAACTGTCACAGACTCAAGAGGGCAGACCACAACAAAGACGCTTGAATCAATTACAGTAAACGGATATGTGGCACCTACGGTATCCTTTACAGCCGAAAGAACAAACTCAAACGGCATACCTAACGATGAGGGCACATCTGCAACGCTCGTAGCTACATTCAATTTTACAGATGTTGTAGCAACATTATCTGCTCCAACGGTTGCGGTGGACGGCAACACAACCTCAACAACATGGTATACCACAAGAGCGTCAAGCGGTGCGGTCAGCGGTGCGGTCAATTGGAGCACTTTAACATCACCGGTTACATTGTATGGTGTAGTAAGCGGATCATTCAGCACACAGTCATCGTATCAGATAAGCGTCATGCCGGTAGACTCTAAAAGCACAGGCGCAAGCATCACGCAAACGCTTGCAACGGCGTTCTATACCATCGACTTCCTTGCGGGCGGTCACGGAATCGCATTCGGGCAACCTGCATCACAGGACGGTTTTGAGTGCAATATGGTTACGACCTTTCATGAACCTGTCACAGCGGAGAATGACATATACATAACCATTGAAGAGAATGCCACATCTGGAACGACTGATGGTGACTTATACGATGCGCTTGTCACTTTAGGGTGGATATAAAGGAGGGCAGATGTAGATGAACGTAAGTCTGAAAGAATTGGTGAAGAACATACTTCAACACTTTGTAATAAGCAGTACTTCAATAAATATTTCATACAAAAATGGCCCAATGAGTTTAACAAAGTACGGGAATGTGGTATTTATGTCATGTTTGTACGACTGGTCAAACCTTCCTACTGGCTCTGTAACAGTAGGGACAATACCTCAAGGCTATCGACCGGTACAAGGGTGTCGCTATGGAGAGACATCAAATATTATGGTAACTATGTTTATAAATACAAATGGGGAAATTCTAGTTTACAACTACAACGGATCAGTGACATCGGCTATGAATGGTGGATATTGCGGAACTTGGATTACAGCAGAATAACACTTTCCGAAAGGAGAAGAAGATGAACGCAGGAACAAAAATCAGAACTATACTTGCAGTCGCAACATGCCTTAACACAGCTTTAATGGCTACGGATGTTGCACAATTTCACAACGCTACAGTAGACCTTGCATACAGGATCATTTCTGTGATTCTGAACTTTGTCATAGTAGCCTGTGTGACATGGTATAACAATGACTATACAGAATCGGCTTGTCAGGGCACAGGCTATACAAGACAGCTTAAAGCAGAAGCCAAGGGGGATGTAGCAGGTGTCAATGTAGATGGGCTTGACTACCTTGAGGATGGTGATGAGGATGAATAGCACCAACTACAAACAGTATGACACAAGGTGGGCAACTTTAGGTTACCCAAAGAAGCCGTGGTATATCCGAAACTGCGGATGCGGTGAGGTAGCCATATGTAATGCCATCATCCGAATGGCAACACAGCAAAGCCAAACGCCAAAGACCATTCAGCCCTACATGAAACAATTTGCAGAACCAAGAGGAAACGGCACATACCACAGCGGTATCCCTACAGCGATGAAGCACTACGGTATGACAGATGTCAAGGAACACGCAACCATGTCGAAACTGTGGGCAGAAATGGCAAAAGGCAACAGGATATGCATTCTGCTAATGGGGTCAAGGCTGGCAGGTTCTAAAAAAGTCAAGTGGACAGGTAGCGGGCATTTTGTAGCAGGGATAGGCTATAAAGAGCAAAACGGCAAGCATTACCTGTATGTGGTTGATTCTGCATCAACATCCACTCTGCGCAACGGGTGGCTGACCTATGAGGACAATATCAAAGGAGCCTGCCTTAAGTGTTGGAGTGGTAAACTGTCGGGAACTGTCACGAACATAAGCGCACCTGCCGTAAAGGAAGATGGCAAGCTGACAGTAGACGGAATCGGGGGGAAATCTACAGTCACTAGGCTACAGGCGTTTTTAGGAACCCCGCAGGATGGAGTCATAACAGGACAGAACCAAGCATATGCAAAGTATCATCCCGCACTCAAATCTGTAAAGTACGGCAAAGGTGGTTCAACCTGTGTGCGATATCTCCAGAAGTGGCTAGGCATCACACAAGATGGAATATGGGGTGCAGGCACATCAAAAGCCTTGCAGAAAAAACTCGGAGTCTCACAGGACTCCATTTTTGGTGCAGGTAGCATGAAAGCATTGCAGAAGTATCTCAATGCTAATAGCAAAGCCGTATATCCCACAAAATCTGTACAGGATAGAGCCTGTGAGTGGGGTGAGAAAATAGCATCAGATAACTCATGGGTATATGTGGTCAGAAACACATCTAATAAGAAAACTTATGAATGCCCAATCTGTCACAACCATGCAAAAGGCAAGTACCATGGATGGAACTGCATTGGTTTCGTCGGGGCTTGTTACCATCATGGTGCGGGGATCCCGATAAGCTGTGCGAATAACGGTATATTAACTACCGCATTCGCTGATAAGATGCTGAAGTCATCAAATGCTACATCTGTATGGGAAAGCCGTAATGGAAAGGGTTGGGCTGTAATCAAAAATGGCTATAAGGTGCTCCCAACTTCAATGCTTAAAAGGGGTGATATTGTCATATGCTTCAACAAGACCGGCAGTAGCGCATCCTACAAACATGTTGCGCTCTATCTCGGTAACGGCAAAATCGTAGACGCTACCAAGACGCATGGCATATCAGTCAGAAACTATTCAAGCCTTGGCACTAAACCATTACTAGCTGTTAGATACAAGTAAAGGAGCATCAGGAGCAGGTGGACATTATGACAATAGCACAAACTATCTTACTAGGCATTCTTGCATCAAACGGCTTGTTTACATTCATTCAGTTTCTAATAAGCAGACACGATGCCAAGAAAGAGACACCAGAGAAAATCATGCTGAAAGCGTTAGGCGCAGACAGGCTTGGAGTGCTCTTAAGGGATTGGATGCACTCTGACATAAGATTGGCATCTGAATGGAAGACTATAGAAGACCTGTATGACGGGTACACAAAACTAGGCGGTAATTCAGAGATCAAGAAGCTATATCAAGAAGCAAAGGACATACCTACAACTGAATAAAGGAGCAATTATGTTATCTATTGATAGTGGCAATGTAATAAAAATCACAAGGGGCGATACGCTGACCCTCACTGTGAGCATGACCAAAGATGGTGGAACTTATACGCCTGTAGAGGGTGATGAGATAAGGTTTGCACTTTCCATTGGCTACAAAGGGCAGAAAGGATACAGACCAATCCTTACAAGAGAGATCCCAACAGACTCACTTACATTCATGCTGACCGCAGATGAAACACAGAACCTAACAGAGCAGAGGTACAACTATGATGTACAGATAACTCACGCAGATGGTTCTGTGGACACTTTCATATCATCAACAATGGTGATGCTTGAAGAGGTAGAATAGTGAACGTACATGGCACTATAACAGGAGCATTGCACTCATCAGTAACAATGGTGGGTGCATTGTCTTCTGTTGGGCAACTTCAAGGCTCAATAGGTGCGGTGCATGGTGAGATAACAGGAACATTACAGGCACCTGCAACCATCAATGGAAAATTGACAGCACCTGCATCAATAAGCGGTGAACTGACAATACCTGCATCCATATCTGCGGTCTACACAGGTGAATATGAATTCACACCATCAAGGGAAACGCAGGTAATAAACATCAACCACAAAGAAGCCTTGAGAAACATTACCATCAATCCCATACCACAAAACTACGGATTGATAACTTACAACGGATCTATAATCACAGTTTCATAGGAGCATAAAATGGCAAAGAACGTAGTAATAAATGGAGTGACCTATCAGAGTGTACCAGAGGTAGATATACCAATAAGCGGTGGTGGCACAGCAAAATTCATGGATACATCTGACGCTACTGCAACAGGCGCAAGCATCAGAAATGGAGATACCGCCTATGTGAATGGCGCAAAGGTTGTGGGTTCAATGACGGAGAAATCTGCACAGACCTACACACCTACAACATCAGACCAGACAATAAACGCCAATCAGTATCTTGCAGGTGCGCAGACAATCAAGGGTGATACAAACTTGGTAGGATCTAACATAGTAGCAGGTAAGACCATCTTTAACGTAGCCGGTACGGCTACACTTCCATCAATCTCACAGGATTCAACAACCAAGATTCTGACAATATCATAAGGGAGTAGCTTATGGCTAACATAACATTATGGGGTGCATCTTATTCGGATGTACCTGCTGTTGTCTTGCCCAAAACAGGTGGTGGTACTGTTACGTTCTATGAGAATGGTGGTGGCGGTAGCGGTCAGAGCATCTATAGCGGTACATCTGCACCATCCTCATCATTAGGTAGTGATGGTGACATCTACATGAAGATGGAGAGCGGTGGAACAGTAGAAGCCTACCCAAATGACTACACATCGCACAATATGAATTCCACTTCACACTTGGGGGATTGTATTGGGGTATCCGCAGAGGATGGTACATCAACCTCTAACACATACTCTTCTGGTTCTTCAACCACAGGCACAGCAGACTATACCTTTGACCTGTCAGCAATACCAAGTAATGCAACTATTACAAGCGTTTCACTTCAAGTCAAAGCACATGAGGAAAATGCTTCAAGGTCTGAATGTACCATCAGAGCCTATCATGGATCTACGGCAAAAGGTTCACTCACCACAGTAAATGGTACTTCAAACACAATCTATGATGTATCAGTAGGCTCATGGACAAGATCGGAACTTGATGACTTTGTAATGAGGTTGTCACTTGGGTACTATGGTGGTCTTATAGCCGGTGCTACCCTAACTGTAGAGTATGAAGCATCAGCGCAATGGTCTGTAGAATTAGCAGGTAATGCTGATGGATGGTCTATAAGCGGTAGCGGTATCTACAAGAAAACCAATGGTACATGGTCACAGGTATCATCTGTTGAATTAGACAGCACAATAACAAGAGCATAGAAGCGGTGTGGAATCCATCACAGGTCTGGGCATAACCTGCCGTGATAGTCGGAGTCCTCTCATAGAAAGAAACAGCCTAATATTTTAAATGAAGAAACCCTGTAGCTATCCTATGTGAAAACTACAGGGTTCTTTTTTATGCTATAATTAACCATCTGTAGGGATAGTGGCATCTGTACTAACTGTAGGTGACCGACCGGTGAGGATTAGTTAGTACAGAAATTCGATGCCCACAGGCTTGCCATCTTCATCTAACTTTACTCCTTTTATTAGATTCTTCCAGAATGCTCTTCTATGCTCTTCATCAAGCATCTTATACACATCTTTCCAATTACCCTTGAACACATCTTCTACAGGCTTTGATTCTTTTGACAATTCGGAGATGATGCGTTGCAGATCCGCAGACCTCTTCCTGTACTCTGCTTCAGAGATGTTGCCTAATAGGTAAATGTCATTGAGCCTTTTAAGCTGTTCTCTGTACTTCTTTGGTGACTCTTTCTTCTTCTTTGGTCTTTGTCTTACTTCTACATCAAAATCAGCTTCTACGTTATCCAATAGCCATGATTCTATCTTGCGTTCACTAATGACCCTTTTACAATCACATATACCTGCTACATGGCGGTAACATCTGTAGTATTTTCTGCCTTTGCCATCTGCGTGTGCTACCATCTTGCCACCACATAAAGGACATTTCATAAGACCTGCAAGTATGTAGCACCTGTGTGTGTTTGCTTTTACGTTTGTGCCAAGTGCGGTCTGTAAGGCATCCCACTCATCAACAGACAGGAGCGGTTCACAGAATGCCGTATTCCCTCTATATTCGCCTTTTAAGAGGGGATTTCTGAATAAAAGGGCAAGTCTTGGCATTGTGAAATTAAGTCCATATAAGCCGTTAAAATGCCTTGCTGTGCTTGTCACACTTCTGTGGATCATATAGTAGTCAATCATTTCTTTGACTATCTTGATGTCATCCGAAAAAACAACATGCTTGTTTTCTATCTTGTAACCGAATGGTGTTGCCCCACCAAGCACTCTGCCTTGCATCACTAATTGACTCTGAACATCCTTGATACGTTCTGAAGTCCTGTCAGCTTCATCCTGCGCTATGGACAATTTTATATTGACATACAATCTTCCAGAAGCTGTTGAAGTGTCATACTCTTCATTTATAGCTTTCCAATCTACTTTGTACTTATCAAGAATATCCTGTACCTTGTAATACTCTTTGATATTTCTGAACCATCTGTCCAACTTGGTGAATAGGATCATCTGCGGTTTGATTGTTTCGACATCACGCAATAATTGCACCATTGCAGGTCTTTTGGTATAAGGTTTCCTACCGCTTATCCCCTCATCTCTGTACACACCCAAAATGACATGGCTGTGCTTCTCACAGAATTCCCTCAAGGCTTCATCCTGTGCATCTAAAGAATAACCATGCTTGACCTGCTCTTCACTTGATACTCTCTCATACAGAAATACTTTCATTTCTTTATATCCTCTATCAGCCTGTCTAACTCTGCGTCTGACAACTTCATTGCATGGAGCATCAACCGCATTAGTCTTGGGTTCTCATTGATCTGCTCTGCTATGATGTCTTCTGGTGCATATTCAACCGGCTTTGAATGGTCTTTCAGTAGGTCATCAGCTTCACAACGTAAGAACACACAAATCTTGTCAATGGTGTCCATCCTTGGCATATTCTCACCATTCACCCAATGAGTAACAGTAGCCTTGGTAGTACCAAGATACTTGGCAAGGTCTACCTGTTTTTTATTGCGTTCTATCAGCTTGGTGCGCAGGTTCTCTGCGAATATCTCCCTTGAAGTCTTCATAGTGTGTTTCTCCTTTCTATGGTTAAATCAGAATAAACTATCTTCTTGTATGCGTCAAGAAACATTAATAAAAATTATAAAAGAGTTTAACTAAAGTATTGCATAGTTAAGAAAAATGTGTATAATGAAGATACAAGTTAAGGGAGTTAAGCAAAGGAGTTAGACATGAGAATGACTTTTTCAGAGATACTCAAGAGGTATCCAAAAGCAAGATACATCCTGCACTTCAAGACCGGCACTCTTGACTATGTAAGCGCAGAGCAGGTAGTGACAGACATTGACAAGAAGTGGATGGGATATTGCCCAAGATACCATGTGGATGTTGCATACGATGATGGAAACATCTGGATCGGAAAAGTAGAAGCACAGTTTTTCAGAGTATAGAAAGGAGTTAGTAATGGATAGCAGATGGTATGAAGTAGGAAAAGAGTGGACAGGATCTAACCCACCAATCTACACTTATGAAACTGTTCTGGGGCATGACCCTCAAGGCAGAGAATGGAGAGCGAGAGCAAAGGCTAATGGTTCTGCATGGCAGGTGTGGTTTGACCACATGGATGGCACATCGCCATTCTTGCGTGAAGAGGTGGTATATGCAGATTCATATTGGAAAGCCATGAGAGAAAGGCATGGATTAGTAAGTTGCCACTATGGTGATGTTATGAACGTAGTTAGAAGATTCATGCATGAGCATGAGATAACGGAGTAGAAAGGAGCAATATGAGATACAGAACAAAGTACACACTTAAGACATGGCGCAAGGTCAGAGATATGACATTGGCTGAAGCGTCAGAAAAGATAGGGGTGTCGAGAGTCACCCTTATCAATTGGGAAAAAGGCAAGAGCATCCCAAAGGTAGACAAGATACCGGCAATAGAAAAGGCATATGACATCAGATGGTCAGATGATGTTTTGATGCCGTAAGGGTTAAGAGAAATGATAACTGATGTTATAACAACTCTGCTACAGGAACTGTTAGCGGATCAAACAGGAAAGGAAGTAAGTATATGTATAGCAGACTCAAGAAGATAGCCGGTTATGTGCTTGTAGAGCTGATGCTGACAGCACTTGCAGTAGGCATGGTGATAGCGGTAGCTGTCATCCCGTATTAGGGGAAAGGAGTTAGTAATGGCAAAGACAAATTCAGCAACAGTAAGTGATTTCATGGACAGCCTTGGAACTATCTATGATGCGTGTGGCTTCATACAGGATGCAGGTGGGTGTGACAAATGCCCAATCAAGCACAACTGTCTGAACGAAACATCAGTAACAGAATTTGCAAACTTCTGCACAAAAGGCTCACTCAAGGAGTTTCTTGATTTCGCAGATGATGTAGAAAACTACAGTAACGAGCAGGAAATGGCTGACTACCATGAATGGCTGAAGAGGTGACGATATGGCAAGACTTGATACATTAGAAGATATGGTAAGAGAGGTTCTGAAGAAAGACCCAAAGGCAAGAGATGATGACCGCATCCTCACACTTGATGTCTGGGTGAACGTATTCAAGGTCAACCCTTGGTCACCTATATCAGAGGTCATGAGAAACAAAGACCTGCCATCACAGGAGAGCCTTGGCAGAGTCAGAAGAAAGATTCAGCAGACAGAAGAGAACCTGCGTGGATCTAAAGCCAAAGAGCAGGTGCGGATGGATGCGCAGGTGGATTACATCGAATATGCAAGGGAGTAATAACGGACAGGTAAACCTGTAAAATGAAAACAGATGTTCAAGAAAGGAGACAGTAAGTAAATGTTTGACAGAACTACATATGAGATAAAAGCACACATAGGAACTATAGCTGAAAGGAAGTCTCTTGGAGAGACATGGGCAAAGGAAGTCAACCTTGTGTCATGGAATGGAAGACCGGCTGTGATAGATGTAAGAGAATGGAACAGCGATCATACACAGATGAAGCATGGAATCACTCTGAATGATGCAGAGGTAGACAACCTTGTGTATTGGCTGATGGATTACCAAGAAAGGAGATACATATGAGAAACCTTAAACCAGATGAGATAGAAGTAAGGGTAGGCACAGTTGGTGCAAAAGGTGTCACCATGCTTCTGTACAAGAATGCAAGAGTAGACAGGGCAATGCTTGATGAAGAGTATGGCGCAATGAATTGGTCTTGCAGGTATGAAGAGTATAAGGGCAACCTGTTCTGCTCAATCGGAGTCTATGACGCAGACAAGAAAGAATGGGTGTGGAAAGAAGATTGCGGTACAGAGTCGCAGACCGAGAAGCAGAAAGGTGAAGCATCTGACGCATTCAAGAGAGCAGGTTTTAGATGGGGTATAGGTATCGAATTGTATACTTCACCATTCATCTTCTTGCCGGTTGCAACAGAGCCAGACCCATACAACAAGGGCAAATACAAGATGGTCAACAAGTACGAACTGAATGGCATCTATGTATCCGAGATCAAAACAGTTAAGGGCAAGATAAAAGACTTGAGCCTTGCAAT